TCTATTGCTGGATTAATACGTTGATTTGGTTGTTGTAAACTTAATGCTAATTCACTTATTATTCTTGGTGCATCAGTATTAATACCATATGTATCTGTTTGAAATATTGCTTCGTTTAATAATTCTTCGGGTTTTTTAGTACCAAATATTGGTTCTAATTTATCTTTTAAATTTTCAATATCATTTAATGCAGTTGTTACATCTCTTGTTAATAAAACATCATCAATAATTTTTATAAATTGATTTTTTGCGTAAGCTTTATCACTTAAATCATTATAAATATTTTCATCAGAGTTTCCTTTTTTATTAAAAGATAAACTTCTTATTTCTTCATCACTTGGAACTGGAACACTCATGTCAGGAAGTTGATTTAAAAAAACATCTTTTCTTTTAGATATTTCATTAAACATAAAATTATTAGATTCATTTTGCATAGCAACAAACTCAGACTTTTTATTTTTAATTGCTGTTTTAATTTTTGATTCTAATCTACGTTTTGTATCAATATCGTGTGCATCATATGTGTGTTTATCTAATAATTTACGCAAATCATTAATAACATTTTTTTCTTGTCCTCCTAATTCAGCTACAATTCTATTTACTTTTGCATCATCATTTTCAAGTAATGTTCCTGATTCCCACATATCATATAATGCATCAGCTAGTTCTTCTGTTTCAGGAAAATTAGGATTCATAATCATGTTAGTTAAAACATGTTCCAACATAGTTTCATCATGTTGTTCTCTATATTGATCTAATATGATTTGATATTCGGCTGGTGTTTTAGTGCTACGTGGATTAGCTTCTATAAACTTACCAATACTTTCTTCTAGTTCTACAATACTATTACTATAAGAAGATAAATGTTCTGGCAGTTGTCGTAAATCAGTAATAGAAAATATTTGTTCTCTCATTTTTGTTGTTAAAATATTAGAGTATCTAGTAATATTATCCCAAGATGTATTTTCTATTTTAGTTAAATGATTATCAGTAATTTTTTTTAATGATGATTTAGTAAGCTCTTGAGCTTTTAATTTATACTTTAATGCTCTTTCTGTATTTGGAAATATACCTGAATTAATTTTAGTTTGTACATATTCTTGCATTTTAGATTCATATAATAACGGACTATCAAAATATGTATTTGACATTTCTGTTTCAAAATCTGTTAATTCTATTTTGCTAGAAGTAAGAATATTATCATACATTCCATTTTGTGCTTTTTCTAAAGCACTTCTTTGTTCGTTTTGTATATCAACTAAATTTTTATTTTCTGCTTTAGCTTCAGCAATCTTGTTATCAAGATTGTCTAATTTCATTTGATTGTTTTTATCAACTTGATTGACAAAAGCTTGTATAGGTCGTTCTAATGGATTAGTTTGAGTATTAACGCCTATTTTTAATCCACTTGGTTTTACCATTATCTTGTCCTTGTTCTTCCTACACTAAAATTAAGTGTACCCATTCGGTATCGCATATTAGCTTTATTAGTTTCTGTTTTATAATAACTGGTCATTAAAGAAGTATTTTTTTTTGTAGCAGCTTTAATTTTTGCTAATTCTTCTAATTGTTTTGTTCTATAATTTTCTAAAACACGTTGGTCTTTCATATATTTATTTGTAGAAAAAACAGTTGTTCCTAAATCTGTTATTAATTTTAATTCATTCATTCGCATATTATCAGCTAAATTTTTTAATGAGTTATCAATATCGTTTAAAGCTAATTGATTAGATAATTCAATATTGTCTAATTGTTTATCTCCAGCATCATCAAGTCTTTTTTGTATAGCTTTGTATGACCCACTATCAAAAGCATCATAGTTAGCATTAGATACAGCAGAAATATTATTTGCTGTAGCTTCTTCTATTTGATCTAAAACTGAATTGGTGTTTGCTTTTGTATTACGTTGTGTCAGTAATCTGTCAGTTTGTAATTGTTGTAAATATTGTTTATTTTGTTTTCTATTACCAATAAAACCAAACAACATGTTTGAGCCTTGAAAAATACCTGCGAGAACTGCTGGAGGAATAGACATTAACTAAATTGTACCTCCAACGCCATACCTAAAACTTTTAAAGGTAAAGGGTCATTTTGTGTTACTGTTACTGTTGGCGATTTATCGTAGCCTAAAAAATAAAATTCTTTTTTTCCGTTTTGTTTTGTCAAATCACTACCCACACTAAATCCACTTTGTAAAATTACTAATTCATGTGCCGAAGCTGTATTAGGTGACTTCAACGATACATCTAATGTATCAGCTACATCTATTATGCAACGCACTATTCTACGTGGCAATCCAGTCAAAGGCCCTGTATCTGTTTCAGCATCTATAGGCATTGTTTCTAATTCAGGCGTATAATTAAATCCTACACTTACACCTGTTGGTTGAGGGTCTACTGTGAACGTTAATGTGTCAGAACTTGACACAGTAAATGCTCCTAAAGAAGAATTACCAAAAACAGCATTAACTGATTCATTAGTATAAATGCCATTAACAGTATGTAAAAATCCTTTAGTAAAAGTTATAGAAGCATCATTTGCTGGGGAGGAAGCTAAAGCTGTATTTAATGTTAACGTATATGTGCCACTACCATTGTTAGTAACAGCAGTTATTCTGTATGTACCTGTTACACCATTAATCGTAAATTCTTCTTGTATTTGTGGATTAGATGTTAATCCATCTATAATTAAAGTAAGTCCTGATTGCGTAGCACCTTTAACAAGAGGAGTACCACGTTGGGAGAGCGTGGAAGTACTGGAACAATCAAGACTTATAGAATCATCTTCACCAAATTTTTCTAGTGTATAAACTGTGCTACCATTTAACGATCGTTTTCCTACACAAAATAAATTTTCATTAGCACTTGTTACACTATGAAATGTATCACCATTTCTTGTTGTCCATAATGTCCATCCAGCAATTTGTTCTTCTCGTATTGAATGAAATACAGCTAATTTTCCATTATGTGTAGAACCACTATTTGTAAAAATTGCAAATTGTTCAGGGCGTGATGATGACCCACTAATCATAGCAATATCTTTAGGGCTATCAATTAAATGGTTAGCTAATACAGATATATTTGTAGCAACATATCCAGCTTCACCATCTGAATATATAAATTCTCTTACAGCTTTTCCATTTTTTTGATTAAATAATGTTGCACCATCAAATAGTATTGGACGTGTACGTGAACATCCATAAGGAGTTTGTCGTCTAAATACAATATTACTTGGAGTAATAGCTGACGTATCAGATGATGTTGGTATTATATACTCACCACTATCAGTAAATATTTGTAAATTAGAACCAGAATATAAATGACGTACTTCATTTACACTATCACCACCAATAGCTACATCAATACCTTCTGCGGCCAAACCAGTTCCTAAACTAAAATTAAAATAATCTCCTACATGACTTGCTATAATAGAAGATGGTTTAGCTTTTATTCCACCAAACCATAATCTGTTGTCATGAAAAGTAACAGCTTGTGGGTATCCTCTTTGACTAGATATTAATTGCTCATCCCAATCAGCAGTAGCATCAGCACTATCTAATGTTTCTCGTATATTACCAACAACAACAGTTGTACTTGTTCGTGAAGCTATATCAATTTCTTTACCACCAATACGAATTGTTTTACCTACCCAATTATCATTTGTATCAAAGATAGCACTAGAGGCTGTTATATTAACTGAAGTACCTGAAGTTGCAGCTGGATTTAATGTAACTCCACTATCAGCATATTTATAATAAGGTTGATATCTAGGATAACCAGATGAATGAGAATCAAATGCAAATAATGTACCTGTAAAAGATGAAGCACTTGTTCGTTTAATTTTTACAGTAGGATTATTTCTATGAGCAATAAATACTGTATCACCAAATTGAGCTATATTTAATTCAAATAATTGAGCTGTTGTCCAATTACAATTAGTTGTATAATTGCTTTGAATAACAGCTCCAGCACTAGAATAAACGTCTAACCGATTGTTAGATAGTGCAAATATTGCTACTTCATCATCTGAAAAAACAAATGGAAGTAATCTTGTTTCACCAGCAAGAGTTTGTTTATATGAAGTGCCAGGTCTACGCATTATCCCACCACTATCCATCATGTACCAATTACGTAAAGTTTGAGCTCCATTAAAATATGCTTTAGCATCTGTTCTTGTTTTTAATAATGAATTGAGTTCACCAGCACTAAAGTTAGTTAGAACAGTTCTCATTGTTCTAGCCATATTATCCTCTGGTTGATTGTCTTAAGTTTAAAAAACGAGAAACATCTAAAGTTTTTGTTGTTCTTTCGGCTGAATCTATATTTTTAGCAATTAAATATTGTCGTTCTGCCATATCTGCAAACTGACCTATCATTCCTGAATCTCTAGCTATAGAACCAGCAAATAAACTAGCAAGTTGATATTCTAATCCTAAAATAAAATGAGGAGGAAATTCTGATTCATCTGCTCTATAGATATAATCACAAACTACAGTAGAACTACTGCCATAATTATCTAAAAATATTTTATCACCATATCGTTCATATGGAATAACCATATCATTAACTGTTAAAGTTATTAATTGTAATAGTTCAGGACTTGTTGGTAATTGATACGCATACGCATATCTTCCTGTAGGTGTTGCAGTAAGTAAACTTAATTGTTTTTGTTCAGTTGCAAATCTCCATCTATGTCTTGTTAGAGAAGATTTTAATATATCTTCGTAGACTGTATTACATACATTAGCTTCCGTACTATTATCACTAAAAGATGTAATAGTATTTGCTCCTATCATTACAAGAGCTGTGGAACATATATCTACTTTTGTTGTTGCCATAATAATTTAAACTTGGGGGGCAAAGCCCCCCTAGTCACATTTAAGCAA